GGACTTCATTCGTTATAAGGAGGAGTTTTATGTTTTACAAGGAACGTTCTGTTTCCATCTACAACGTAGAGGGTGTACTTAATAAGCGGGTCCCCGATATTTTTTACGGGAGCTTGCCACCGTCTACGGCCATAGAGCGCTTGAATATACACAAATCGGGCGTAAGCCCGGAAGTGTTAGCGCGTTATCCTAATAATGTTGGGATACAAATGGCTTATGGTTTAGAACGCTTCGGGTCCACTAAAAGGGGAAAGAAGATTTATAATGACTGCGACCACAGCTTTAATCGTGTGGTATCAGCACCTTTTACCATGTGGTATCGGGATAACGGTACTTCTTCGCCACGAGCTGTTTGTGGCTACCGTTTTGATATTAATCCCGACATGGTTTTCCCTTTTAATAACGGTGTACTCGATATTCCGGATGTGTGGTGGCAACTTAAAACAGCTAGAGAGCGAGCATGGTACCATCTACAACCGCGGTTTGACGGCGGGGTACAAATGCTCAACTTTCTCTTTGAGTTGAAAGACTTCAAAGATATTGCCGGTTCATTGGCATCGCTGCATAAAAAGTTCCCATCAAATGTTAAACACTTATCCTTGGATAGCTTGCGCAAAGAGGCATCAAAATCGCCTCAATCGCGTACTGTGAATGGTATAACCCAGCTTAAAAAATCAAAGTCTGGGCAACTACCTGCTCCAAGGAACCCCGAATGGCAACGCAAGACAGGAGATGGTATTCCTGTTGTAGATCCATCTGTAGCTGCATCAAATGCATGGCTCTTTTGGTCTTTTGGGTTGCAACCTTTCCTTCGTGACGTTACGGATATCATGACGCAAGCCGGTATTTTGGCATCACAAGCGTATGATGAATTCGTAGCTAAGGGGCATGAGCCCACTAGCAGACATTATCGAGAAATACTTGATAAGTCTTATACTGGAATTAAATCGTGGGAGGGCATGAAACGAGGTGACTATCAAAGTCTTTCGTTTAACGCCACCGCGCAGTATACGTACGAATATAGCCCCCGCGATCCGCGGGATGTTTTTGAAAGGTTTTGGGGTCTGAAGTGGACACCTGAAGTTATTTGGAATATGTTACCATTTAGCTTTCTCTGGGATTACTTCCAGAGGTTCGGAAAAGCCTTGAATGCAGTTCAAAGGGACACAAATGCCCTTATGAATCTGATCCAGTATTGTGAGTCCCTAATGCTTAAAAAGATTTCAGGGATTTATTATACTGGGGAGTATAGTGGGGTTACAGGCCTTTGTTGTTACAAGAAGGACTGGGACCTATCGCAGCCTGTATTGTTGGCCGGCGTAGATCGTACTCACTATATTCGCACAAAGACTCAACCAGTGCCAAATGGCCTTTACATCCCGAAGTTCAAATTACCTTCTGGAAAACAAGGCTTAAATATGTTGGCATTGGCACGATTATTTATCTGACTTCCACTCGCATAACGCGACGACATACTACCACGTTACGGTATTTATATATAAGGAGAAGTCCATGCCTCTTATCCCTGATTCCCAATCCATCACCGATGGAACTACCGCTATTACATTGATGTACCGTAATGCCCTCAATAAAGACGGGGTATTTTACGGTGCACAGCGCACAGGCGAATCCGCCAGCTTAGCGATCGAAATGACCACGAAACACGATGTGGCCAATAAGACCGTAGCAAGAAGGCTCGTCTCATTAAAATTTACCCGTGTTACTAGCGGGGTTGCGCGCCAGAACACCATCAATCTTACCGCAGTTGGACCGCGGGATGGTGTTGATGCCGAACTCGAGCAGGACATCGCTTATGCGAAAAGCCTTTATGCTGTATCTGGCTTTCCGGCGAACCTTGCGGACGATTTTGCGTAATTGCGAATCGGTCTGCCCCGGCATAATAGTGGTTAGTAAGGTATTTTCATCAGATCCCGATGCATGGCTGGAGGTTACCCTATATGGGACACCCGAAAAGCCAAAGTCAGAATCCAACGATTCAAACGTCGAGTGACAACCATGACATTATTTATATTACAGATGTTTTGGTGTCGATACTCGATGATGCTTTTAAAACTCTTCCTCACTACAAATTAGCTGACTTTCAGCGAGATGTAGCGTCAATAAAACGACGCATGCTCGCGGAGGGAAAGACATTTGCAACCAAACTTCTACCTTCTTTTGCCAATGATATACTATTGGTTCTTGAAGGCGGAGTTGCTCACTTTAAGGGTTTCAAAACCCGTAATGAACTACCGGTTTTTATGCGGACGTTCGTTGAGCGATTACTCGGAAGCAAATGCGGTGAGACAGAAAAAGCAACTGATTTGAAATATTTATATCAGTTGTGTATGGTCTTTAAGAAATTAAGAGGACCATATAAAGAGAGTATGCTCAAAAATCAATGGAACGATTTTAAGCAGGTTGATATTGACCTTACCAATTTAAATTGGAACGGGCTTGAAGAAAAACAGATTTTAAATCTAGCACGGTACTTCTTTTCGTGCGACTTCAAGAATGTAAACATGGAACATAATACTGCAATACCGAGACCTGGTCCCGGTGGCACAGTATATAATATTCCAAGACCATGTCGATACGAGCCGACAGTGGTTTACTCTCAACACGATGCTGTCCTTCCGTACTCAGAGTGGTTTTATCCTCTGCCTTGTACGTGGATGCACCGAGCTCCTTCTTATCGTGCTGCGTTAAATAGCGGCACTCGATATAAGCCAGTACCACACGCCGAATACATTTTTGTTCCCAAAACTGCGGGAAAGGCACGTGGTATCTGCAAAGAAACCAATGAAGCACAGTTCCTCCAGCAGGCGGCATCGAACCGTTTGCGTGCAGCGATTGCTGCACATCCCATTCTTTCAGCAATGTTGCCGCTGAATGATCAAGCTATAAACGCTAGTCTTGCGCTACAAGCTTCTTCAACACAAGAATGGGCTACACTAGATTTTAGTGAAGCTTCTGACAGAATTAGTCGCAAGCTTGTGTCGTACGTATCGCAAGATACTGAGATGCATGACGTACTTCTTGCACTGTCAACTCGGTATGTTAAACCACCGAAAGAAGCAGGACGGAAACGGATCCCTTTTAAGGTGGCAAAGTTTGCACCTATGGGATCGGGACTGTGTTTTCCAGTTATGGCCTTAATGCATTATTATTTGATAAAAGCCATTCTGGTTCGTAGAGGCTTACCGCCGGACGTGATAGGTAACAAAATATATGTTTATGGTGATGATATAATAGTGCCATCAGCATGTGTGAACCCTATCTACGAAATGCTCCCAAAATTTGGGATGAAGCTCAATACAACCAAGAGCTTTTGCAAATCGTACTTCAGAGAGTCTTGCGGTATACATGCCTATTATGGGCATGATATTACCCCCGTATTTATTAAATATGTACCATTTGACATAACACAGCAGCGTGACAACTCGTTTGGGAGCTCCTTCCAGACAGTTGTCGCCTCGTTTGCAGCAGAATATGGATTCTTCAAAAGAGGGTTTAGTTTTGTTGCAAAAACCATACGTAATTACGTCGCAAGGTTTCATCGATGTGATTTTGTACCTCGAGAATCTGGGATTGTCGGTTTTTATCGCGACCCAGGTGATCAGGCTGGTGATTTTAGGGATTTTCGATTTGCTCGAAAACGCCGGTGGTCTCAGGATTTGCAGTGCTACGAGTATCGTGTACAACGATGCACTCGGAAAAAGATCCAATCTAGTATCTTGAGTGATACAGCCTCACTAATGAGGTATTGGACGCTAGCATCTGCTAAATTTGATTCTGAGAGTGTTATTGACAGACCATTTGAAGATCTTTCTTTCAAATGGAGCTGGGTACCCGAGTCAGCGCTGCAGTTGTGCACGCGTCAGTAGGGTATCCAGCGGGGGAGGTGGCTTTTAAGCTATCGCTTGGTTGTTGAAGGCGATTAATGCAG